GTAATTTTATATATTAAACATAATGGCTAATATATTATCTAAAACAGGTATCCAAGCTAATACTGTCATTAAACCATGGCATGTTACCCAATCAATAGATGCTTTTACAGGTACACAAGCATATGATATTACTTTATCTGGTTCTTTAAATATAATTGGTTCTTTAAATTTAAATTCTCCTGTAACAGGAAGCTTAATTACAAGTGCTTCTTATGCTATTACATCCTCATTTGCTTTAACTGCTGTTTCTGCAAGTAATGTAAATTATGCTTTAACATCATCTGATGTTACATTTTTACAATTACATCATGGGTTATTTCAAAACCCTACTCAAAATACAACATACTACTTTGCCATAGAACCACTATCTGGATCAGGAATTACATTAACAACAGATTCAGGTAAAGTAGGAACATATTCTCCTAAAACCGGAATTACTTTTAATAGATGTTCTATTACTACAACAGTGCAAGGAACCCTAGGAACCTCAGAAGCATCAGCTTATACTTTAGTTATAGGAGGATCAAGTGTATCTTTACCTAGTTTATCCCATAATCAACCTATTTCCTCCAGCACTAACACCATTTCAGATATTTCTTTAAGTGCTTTTGATTCAAGAATTTATGTTACTTGGAGAACCCCAACAACATGGGTAACAGCACCAACAAGTGTTTCTCATAATATAGTTTTATATGGGACTCGAGGAACAGCAAATATATAGTAAATAGTTAATCTAGGCCAAAATACACCATATTTATAATAAAATAATTTATAATGGCAGAAACAATTGTCTCACCTGGTGTATTAGCGATAGAAAACGACCAATCCTTTGTAACTCAACAACCTGTACAAGCCGGTGCTGCTATCATAGGACCAACAGTTAAAGGTAAAGTAGGTATCCCTACTCTAGTAACTTCATATAGTGATTATTTAAATAAATTTGGTGCTACTTTCCTTAGTGGGAGTAGCACTTATACTTTTTTAACATCAATTACTGCTTACAATTATTTTGCAGGTGGTGGAAATACTTTACTAGTTACTCGTGTAGTAAGTGGTAGTACATCAACAGATTGGACTCCTGCTACTTCATCATTCATTTCATCCTCAGCTCATAGTGCTGGTTCACCATATAATACCAATGTTTTTGTTTTAGAAACATTATCTGAAGGTATTATTATGAATAGTGTTGGACCTACAGGTTCAAACGATACATTGCTTAGTGGATCCTCAGAAAATTATAGATGGCAAATTGTTTCTCCGGACACTACTAATGGAACATTTTCTTTAGTAATTCGTCAAGGAAATGATTCAAGTGTTCAACAATCAACTTTAGAAACTTGGGGTCCTCTTTCACTTGACCCATTTGCTTCAAATTATATTGAAAAAGTAATTGGTAATCAAGTTGAAAATATAGCAGTTGATAATGGAGAATATTATCTTCAAATGTCTGGAAGTTATCCAAACCAATCTTCCTACATTCGCGTTAAACAAGTAAACCAAACCACTCCAAATTATTTCGATAACGTTGGTAATCCAAAATCAGAATATACTGGTTCAATTCCAACAACTCAAAGTGGTGTGTTTGGTAATGGAAAAGGAAATATTATCCCAACAGGTATTGCTGGTGCATATTATGAAAACATCACCAATGCTAATATTCAAGGGTTAACAGCTAATGCTTATACTGATTCTATTTCATTATTAGCAAATAAAGATGCATATAATTACAATTTACTAGTTGCTCCGGGTTTAATAGCTGATCCAACAAATTTTCCTTTACACAATAACGTAGTAAATCAAATGATTACTCTTGCTCAACAAAGAGGAGATTTTATGGTAGTAACAGATCTAGTAGGATATGGATCTAACCTTAACCCAGTAATTACTAGTGCTCAAACAAAAGATACTTCATATGCCGCAGCTTATTGGCCTTGGTTATACACCGTAGATCCAAGTACGTCTAATTTAGTTTGGGTTCCTACAGCAACTTTAATTCCAAGAGTATATGCACAAAATGATGCTATCGCTTACCCTTGGTTTGCCCCAGCAGGAATTAATCGTGGTATAATGACATCAGTTGTTAAGACCGAACGTGTATTGACCCAAGGAAATAGAGATTTACTTTATAAAAATAATATAAACCCAATTGCAAATATTGCTACTGCTAATGGGTCTGCAATAACAGTATTTGGACAAAAAACCCTACAAAAAAGAACTACTGCTTTAGACCGTGTAAACGTACGTCGTTTATTAATTGAGCTTAAAAATTATATTTCTCAAGTAGCAGATACATTTGTATTTGAACAAAACAATGAGATTACACGAAATAACTTTTTATCTCTAGTTAATCCTTATTTATCATTAGTTCAACAACAACAAGGTTTAACTGCATTTAGAGTTATAATGGATGAAACAAATAATCCACCCTCAGTTGTAGACCAAAACCAATTAATTGGTCAAATTTATTTACAACCAACACGAACAGCCGAGTTTATTATACTTGACTTTAACATATTACCTACTGGTGCAACATTTCCTGCTTAATATTATATTTTAAGGAAATTTTAGATATTTATAATAAAAAATACAATGGCAAATTTTACAGTTTCTCCTGGAGTAGCAATTAGCGAAATAGATAATACTTATTTAACTGGACAGCCAGTTCAAGCTGGTGCTGCTATTATCGGCCCAACAGTTAAAGGTCCTGTTGAAACACCTACTTTAGTAACTTCCTATTCAGATTATGTAACAAAATTTGGAGATACATTTATCAGTGGTGGTCAAGTACAATCTTATTTAACCTCAATTGCTGCTTACAACTACTTTAATTACGGAGGAACTTCATTATTAGTTGCCCGTGCAGTAACTGAATCAGCTAACTGGTCTTCTGCTCAAAGTACTACTATTTCAAATTATTTGAATGCAACTTCGGCATCATTTGTTTTAGAAACCATTTCTGAAGGTATTATCAATAATAATTCAGGTTCTAATACTCTAGGATCTAATGGAGCCCTTAATTCAGGTTCAGCTGATAATATTCGTTGGGAAATTACCAATTCAAATACTGGCTCAGGCACATTTAATGTATTAGTTCGACGTGGAAATGATATTGAAAATAACAAAGTAGTACTTGAATCATGGAACAACTTAACACTTGACCCTAACTCAAATCGTTACATCTCTCAAATTATTGGTGATCAAGTATTAAATTATAATTCTGTTACAAACCAAATGGAACTATCTGGAAGTTATCCAAATATGTCCCAATATATTCGTGTTAGATCAGTTTCTTCCCCAACACCAAATTACTTTGATGCAAATGGTATTGCAATAAGTGCTTACACAGCTTCTATTCCACAAAATGGTAGTGGATCAGCAGGTGGTTCATTTGCAAGTGCTGCAGGTACTGTAAATAGTACTATTAACTTATACGATAAAATTTCAACTAACACTCAAGGATTAATTGGTGCTAGTTACAATAACATGATTGCATTGTTAGGTAACGCTGAAGCATACCAATTTAACTTATTATTTACTCCTGGTTTATTAAATGATACTCATACCGCTCAAGTTACAAATATTATCACTAATACAATTGCTAGAGGTGATAGCATGTATGTGATGGATTTAGGAGTTTACGGAAGTTCAGTTGGGGCCGCAGTAACACAAGCCCAATCTCGTGATACATCATATGCTGCATCATATTTCCCTTGGGTTCGCATCATTGACCCAGCAACAGGAAAACAAGTTTGGGCACCAGCCTCAACAGTAATCCCAGGTGTATATGCATTTAACGATAAAGTATCTGCCCCTTGGTTTGCCCCAGCAGGTATTAACCGCGGTGGGTTAAGCACAGTACTTCAAGCTGAACTGAAATTGACGCAAGGTAATCGTGACACGTTGTATAGCAATAATATTAATCCAATCGCCACATTACCTCAACAAGGTGTAGTAGTATACGGCCAAAAAACATTACAAAAAGCCCAATCAGCTTTAGATCGTGTAAATGTACGTCGTTTGATGATTGAATTAAAATCATACATTCGCCAAATTGCAGATACAGTAGTGTTTGAACAAAATACAATTTCAACTAGAAATTCATTCATCGCAAGAGTTACTCCATTCTTAGAAGGAATCCAACAAAAACAAGGATTATATGCTTACAAAGTTGTCATGGATGATACAAACAATGGCCCAGCAGTAATTGATCAAAACCAATTAGTAGGTCAAATTTATATCCAACCAACTCGCACAGCTGAATTCATTTCATTAGATTTCATCTTAATGCCTACAGGAGCTGAATTCCCTGGATAAAAAATAAAATATTTAGATATTTATAATAAAGAATTAAATAACATAAAATGGCAATT